GCGGACACGCATTGTTGTGGCAGGGATGTGCCCAACATAGCCAATCTCACCACCCGTTGTTCTTCCAATTTCTAGATAGCCGTTTCCAGTAGCTTGAACGTCAGTATAAAACTTTGTCATTGTGTTTGTAAAAGAGTCATCACTGTTTAGGTTTTCCATCCAGTCTTTTAGCTCTATCTTGGCTCGCTCGATGCGCTTTCTGGCTTTTTCAACAGCTGTTGCATTATCTGATGCCTCTAGCTGCATCATAGTTCTTGGGGACACCTCAAAGTCATAGCCCAGACCAACAATGTTTTCAACCTTAGCGTCAATGGCTGCGTGGTTGGCAAACGAAGTGTCATAGTAGTTTGCAAGCTCGTATAGGTTCCACGGTGGAGTAATAACATCAAACATTCCGTATCCATTGTGGAATACCTTGCCAGAGTTAATTTCTTTTGACCTGGCACCATTTACTCCAGTACTTACGGCCAATGCACTATCTTCATAGATTGGGCTTGTAGTGTCTACCTGATTAAAGGTTAGGCTTTCGTAGGCCTTTGAAACAATCCTGTCTGTACGACGCTTAAAATTCTTGTCAATTCCAGCCATACCCTTAAGGTCTTCCCACTTTTTGGCAAATGGGTCTTGGCTCTTAAAGGCATTCTCTTCTTGCTGAATGTCTGGTAGGCTTGCGTTCACTACGTACTGGTAGTCATTATCAGACATTAGTCTTCGTCTCCATACATTTCTAGGGTTTTCTTTGCAGCCATGACAGCCCCAAGATCATTAAGGTTTGGGATAAGGCCCTGCTTCATTCGGTCAATTTGTTCGGTATACTCTTCGTCAGATATTCTACCCATTCCAGGGTAAAACTCATAAGAGCCGTCTTCTTGGCCCAAAGCACGAGCCTCGTTTACTAGCTTTTGAATCTGAATCATGTCACCCCTATGGGACGGTACGTTTAGAACGCTATTGTTTCCATCGGTAAAAGGCTTGCCGTTAGCCTTCTTCCAGATGTAGATTCCCCAGTTAATGTTTTTACCCTCGTCCACAAGGGACAGCTTTGAGTCTCCAACTTGACCAGGAATTGCAAATTTTTCAGAATTCATAACCACTATTATACCATACTAAACGGCAGAAGTCAGTCTTGTTTCCCACTCTAGTCCATTATAAAATGTATATGAGTAATCTTTAAACCGCAAAGTCTCATTATCTCCTACGATAATCTTGTTTGTTCCTGTATATTCACGGAAAATTATTGTTGGGTCTAGCAAAAATCTTCTTGTTGTGGGAATTAGCAAGATGTTTTCCCAAGAAATTACTGGATTTGACGCAATAAAGTCATTCCATTTATTATCACTTTCATTAATACCTGGAGTCAGTGGGTCGTCAACCCTTTGGTTTGCTTGGACGTCCATAGTGCGAGCTTGTCCCCAAGTCCTAAAAATAAAGGTTTGGGAAGCCTGGTCAGAAGAAAGTGTATAATTAGCAATATTGTTGAAAAGCATTGGGCCAGTTAGATTAATAGATCCAGAAAAAGCATTAAAGTTTAGGCTATTTGTAAACCTCATTCCAATTAGGTTCCACTCTCCATTTTTAACAAACAGGGTTTGAGTGGGTTTTCCATTAAGATAAAAGGTTACCCCTTGTTCTGGCAAAAGCGTTTTTGCGTTTACTGCATAAAGTCTGCCACGTGTCCTAGCTATATTATCAGAAACAACATAAACAGCGATATCTCTGTTTGAGCTATGTATTCGATAAACTTCTACGGGGGTTTCTGGAAAAAGAGCACTATCAAATTTACCGACAACTTGTATAGCTCCAACCTGATAAGACAGTGATCTTTGCTGATTTACAGCTACACGAATACCTCGCTTTGTTGGCTCTGAAGAAAATGCTCCACGAAGCCTAATCCCGCTTGTGTCAGTAAGATATAAGTAAGGGCTACTATTCTTATAAATAGTCATTGGGTTTTTATCTTTATAGTTCTCATAAATCCCCTGTTTGCTGTACGGAGTCATGCTGATTCCAAACCTAGTATTAATTTGAGTTGGCCTGGTTGCGTCTACTGCCTGAGAAGAATATTGAATACTTTTTACTTTTGGGGTAGATGTTAGGATTGCATTAGAAACAATTTCAATCTGAGTAACCAAACCCAAGTCTTTAAAGCTTATGTCTTTTGGTAAATAAATAACCGAATCGTTTACAATTTCGTACCTTGTGTTAATCCACTCAACCCCTACTGGATCTATTACGTTAGACTGATTAATTTTTTTAGTGTTTGCAAAACTTCTATTTGTCTTGTTTGCACCCGAAGCAATTGTTTGAAATGCAATGTAAGTTTTTACTTCTGCCCCACTTGTATTGTATTCTTGATTAGTAAAAATAGGCAAAGCTGGCACATCGACGTTAAACTGAATATAGTCTAAGTCTTGTTCCAGTTCGCCATTTTGATTTAGCACCGCTTTTCCAAAATAAGTCAGAGGAATATAGTCTTGCCAATAAGAACTTGTAGATATATCTAAGTCAAAACTTTCTAGATATAGTCTTGGCTTTAATGTATAGCTAGAAACATAGGACATCATAAAATTAACTACATTTTGTGTGTTTCCGCCGAGGCTAAGATTTTCATTTTCATTAATAGCAATTTTTCCATCTGTGTCAGATAATGACTGAATGCCCAAAAGACTTCTTGCACTTACAAGTCCAAATCTGTAGATTCTGCCATTAAATGTGTTTTCGTAAGTTCCAGTGCCGCCAATGTATAGAGATAGCTTTGAAGGAGAGCCCAAAAACTTAGAAATTGAGCCTCCATAATATCTTGAAAACTTTGCTAAGTCTAGTCCAGCGACAAATGGCGTATTGTCACCAATTGTGCTTGTAGATAAGACTACCGTTGGCTCTTCAGATCCATTGCTAAAAACATACTTGACCTTTCCACTCTCCAAGGAAACAGTTAGGCTTATTTTTTGAACTGTGTTTTCAAGTCTAAACAATATTTGATTTGCAGAACTGTCTGTCTGAAAAATTCCATAAAAAGCTTTTGCTTCTTGCTGTAAAAAGTTTAGTTTTGGAATAAACATATACCCGCCAGTAGCTCCAGACACGTCTGCCAAAGAAAGGTCTACGAATGAGTTTGTCTGATTTTCGTTTTCAGTCTTACATAAGTTTAGCCATTGCCTATTGGTTATTTCAGAGTTGTTAAATTTAATTTCTGGCAAAGAATATTCTGGAGAGGTAATTGTGTCATTCTTAATTAGTATGTTTTCTGAAACCCCCTGCTGCCACCTACCCATATCTGGATATAAGTAATTATTTGCATAACCAGCAACTTTAAAATCCATTACTGCTGAAGATCCTCCAAATGAAGAGTTTGAGTTTTCTGGAAAATCGACGCCTTGCCCATAAACAAATCTGCGTTTTGCCACTACGTCTGGAACTTGATAAGAATAAATTGCTGGACAGTCTATTTCAAAAGAACTAATGTCTGGATATGAATAAAACCCTAACCAGTCCTGGCTTTTTTGAAGAGAGTTTGTTCTTTGAGGAAAGGCAAGACTGTTAGTTTCAATATCAATAGATATTACCTGCTCTCCATTTAAAATTACGCTGCACACATTTTCTGCAATTCTAATATGCAAAAGCATCGGTCTTCCCCATTCACCCACAAAGTAGGAGCCAAACACCTCTCCTATTTTTAGAGTTAAAAACTCTCCATCTACATAAAGTCCATCCGTAGAGGAAATTGGACCAAAGATTCTTCTTGGAACATACGATCTTGGACTAATCCGTAGCCAGGTTTCAAAAGTGTAGTCTTTGTATTGGCCAGAATCATTTAAAAACCCAAAACCTGGAATTATTAAGGATGGCAAATTATTATTGGGAGCAATTTTTGTTAACCCTTTTGCTCCGTAAACAAGAGGGAGCCCCTCGTTTGTTGCAAAAAGCTTTATGTCAGATGCTAGGTAGTATGCCTGGTTAGTCAAAGTTCCATAGGCAAAAGCTGGAACCCCCTTTGCTCCAGAAATAGCTATTGTGCTAGGAAGTGGTGCTGGGAAAACTCCAGAAGATTCCGTATTAAAGGGCTCAGACCATTGTCCCAAACTTAGACCATTAATAAAGTATTCGTAGTTTCCAGAATTGTTGGCAGTAATAATTTCAACAACTAGTCTAAAGTTTGCATCAACAAAGTTATTTTGAAATGTGGGAACTCTAAAAGTTTTATTTAAAAACACCCAAGAATTTTCCACAAAGCTTGTAAAGGTTTCCCAAACAGTTGTGTCTTCATAGCTATACCCTATCCGCACGGAAGTTACACGGTCTGTTCTTGGATTGAAAAAAAATCCAAAGTTAAAGCTGTCTTTTTCTGGATCTAGGTCTCTAAAGTTTAATATTTCTGGGCTGGTTATTACTACTTGATCTGTTGCAATAGTGTTTATTTTTACGCTTGGAGAATTTAAAATTTGAAGGTTAAACCCAGATGGAGCAGTTACAGACTTTGATCCGTCCGTAATCCCCCATCCAATCATTGCTTGCTCGCTGCTAGAAAGAAGCGAAACAAAGTCTGAAACATCATCTAAGGCCCAAAGGGCAAGGGGATGTTCGGAGTAGATCTTTTCCGCATACATATTTGATGGATTTGTCATAATACCTAGTTTATCACATTAGATTAAGAAAAGCTCATTCCTTTGCTGGAATTGTGAGACCCTATCTTGCAAACATCGCACTTAAGAACCTTTATTCCAGTCACTGGGCATTGGGCTATTCGTGTCTTGTGACCACGAAACTTACAAATTAGGCCCTTTATTGCTTTTTTCATAATACTATTATACCTTATTCAATAAGTAAAGAAAAGGGGGCTAGGATTAGCCCAGCCCCCAAATCTATACTTATTTATCGAATTAAAGTTCCAGCAACCCAGGCAGTTGTGTTTGGAACTAATGCAGTTACTCTGATACGAAGAGTGTCAACTTCCCCAACAAGGGCTACATCTGCAGTAACATCGGCTATATTTCCGTTGGTACCAACCAGTCCGTACTCAGTGATTGCCACATTTCCAGAAGTATCTGTAGTAAGAAGAATTTCTGATACCTCAGTGTGTGACTGCTGTGCAAACTTAACCAAAAGCTTTGCAGACTTGTATTCCGATAGTGGCCACTGATAAACTGTAGTTGCTGTGTTTATAGTTGGTACGCTAACGGTTGCAGCAATTTCTTTTGTAAGATTGTTAACCTCAATAGCAGTAAAGTCTGGAACGACAGCTTCAAGAGCTGTGACTGCACGAGCATTTGTAAAGTAAAGCTTAGTGCTTCCTTCTACAACGTCGTCTGTTGTAAATTCTGTAAACTCTGCAGAAAGTGTCAACAAGTTTCCGTTGTCATCGTAAGATGCGGTGATTCCCTTGCCGCCTGATACAAGAGCAGCAACACGGTCGTCAACACGCTCGTCGGTGTAGTACTTGTTAGTTCCTTCTGGAAGAGTTGTTGTGTCTACCTCGGAAAGGTCAAGAACAAACTCTGTTCCATTAAGGTCTAGGCCAGTTCCAGCGGTGTAGGTTCCAGCTCCAGAGAACTGCACAAACTCTACTGGGTCTGTTCCAATAATTCCAACCTCATCGATTTGTACCCAACCAGTGCTGTTGTACAAAGTACCACCAGTTACGAAAGTAAAGTCTCCACCAGCAATTTCAGTTGGGCTGTCGTAATCCAGTGCCCTAACCCAGGCTCCAACCTTTGCAAGGTAGATACCGTTCTGGACTTTGTTTGTCTGAGCCCTTACAAGCACACGGTTGTCAGCAACTAGCTGAACACCGTCTACCACTAGTAGTCCTCCAGCTGACAAGTCAATGTTTGCTGTGGTAGCTGCTACGGCAGATTCGTGAACGTGTAGTCCTTCTGCAACAGAGTCTACGTAGCCCTTGTTGGCTGCGTCGGTAGCCTGTGTTGGTGCAGCAAGATTAACAATCTTAAAGCTTGCAGCATCAAGATCAGCACCAAGATCAACGTTAGTTCCAAGAACCTTGTTGGTTAGTGTCTGCTGGTCTGTTAGTGTTGCTACTGTAGAGTCAATGTCTACCTTTACCTTGTTGTTGCTGATGGTAGAGGTAATTCCTGTTCCACCCTCAAATGTCAGGGTATCAGTTAGAAGTGAAACTGTGTCAGTTCCAGTGTCTCCAGCAATAGATAGGTTTGTTGCTACGTCTACTTCTCCAGCAGCTGTTACAAGACCTTTTCCATTAACTGTAAGGGTTGGAATCTTTGTAGTTCCACCAAAAGAGCCAACATTGCTGTTGACTGTGTCCAGGGTAACGCTAATGTTAGTGTCGCCTAGATTGGTCATTACTGCGTTACCGTCAACATCACCAGAAATAGTAATTGTTGGGTCGTTAACATTAAAGTTTACGTTTCCTGCAGAATAGGTTACTGCGATACCGCTTTGGGTACCGCTAGTGATTTTGTCTTCAGTAATAATGTCCGAGGCATTGATTGTACCGTTAGCACCCTCAACGACAAGACCACTTTTAACTCTGAAAGCTTTGTCAAGTGTTGCCATTTATAATCTCCTTAGATTTTAAGTCCAATGCGACCAAATCGCACTGTGATTGGGTTTGTCAAACCTGATGCTGGCACAGCTATTAGCTGGACATTGCCACCATTACGTTCGATCTCAACGGTTCCTACTTCCCCATTGCTGTTTTCTACAGTGCCATATTCGCTGACACTGAGGTTTGTTCCGTCATTCAAAATGGTTAGTTCTGTGACGTAAAATTTGCTAGCTGTAGCATTGGAGATAGATACAAGATACTTTACCATTCTCCACTCTGTTGCACTGAATGAATCGATAACAGACGGTTGCTCGATTCCCGTGACCACCTTCTCATTGTTTCCAGCAGTTCCAAGATCTGTAGACTGCTCAATAAGGGTATCAATAAGGTCAAGAAAGTCCTGTTGGGTAGGACGATCGCCAGATTCAAATCTGGTTTTTAGGTAATTTGTAGAGACTCTAGCCATGGTTTAATTATACCAGCATTTAAGTGTCAGGCCTGATAATAACTTAGATTAACAAACAGCCTTTCTTTTTCTGGGGCCAAGTCTAATGCCTTTTGTCCATAAACCAAAGCCTTTTCTTTATTTCCAAGATAATATGATGCAACGGCTGCAAGATCAAAAGGCTCGTCTCCCCAGGCAAACTCCTCGCACAAATAATCCAAAGGTTTTTCTTCAATAGAAATCGCTATTTCTGCATGCTTAAGGCAAAGCTCCCAATCCAAAACATTCTGAGCGTATTTTGCTAACTCTACATGTGGCTCTCTTCTAAATGGGGTTGTTTGTATTGCCTCTAGCAAATATTGTCTTGCATTTTTGGGGTCGCATTTTGCAAGATATCTAAGAGAGGACGCTCTTTCTGGAAGCCAGTTGGATGTTGGTAGTGCTAGATGTCTTTTAAATTCTGCTGCTGCCTCTTCGTATCTACCATAAAAGAAAAGCTCTCTT